CCGACATCGCCACCACGGGCTCGTTCCGAATGGCCCATGGCGACAGCATAGCCTTCCGAAACTTCAACAACAACGGGGACCTCCTCCTCTCGGTGGACAGCTCCGACAATATCCTGTTCAACGGCCAAACCTTCGGCATCGGCGGCGCGGTCAACCCCGGCACGGCCAACCAGCTCGGGTACTACGCCACGTCCACCGACGCCATCAGCGGCCTCCCGCTCATAACGGCCAACAGGGCCCTCATATCCAACGGCAGCGGCCTTCCCGTGGCCTCCACGGTGACGGCCACCACCCTTGCCTTCATGGATGCCACGTCCTCTGTCCAGACCCAGATCAATTCTGTTACCGCCACCGCCAACGCGGCATTGCCCGAGGCGGGCGGCACCATGACCGGCGACATCAACATGGGATCGAACAAGATCACGAACATGGACGACGGAACGTCGCCGTCGGACGCGGCCACGTTCGGCCAAATTACTGCATTACTACCATCTGGAGTGATGGTTGACTTCGGCGGAACGTCCGCCCCGTCGGGATGGCTCCTTTGCGACGGCAGCGTGGTGTCCCAGACTACCTATGCAACTCTTTTCGCGGCCATCTCTACGAACTGGAACACTGGCGGGGAGGGGGCGGGGAACTTCAGACTGCCAGATTTCAGGCGGCGAGTCGCCGTGGGGTCCGGTGGCACCGGCAGCGGTACTCTTGGTAACGCCGTTGGAAACACCGGCGGCGAAGAGAAGCACACCATGACGACGGGCGAGATAGCCACCCACAGCCATAGCGTGACCGATCCGGGCCACAACCATACCTACTCGATGTCGAACGGCGGCGGATTCACGTTCAGCGTGCCGCAGCAGGTGACGACCGTCGCCCTTCAGAACTCCGGGGTGCCCACCGGCACGTCGACGACTGGCATATCCATCGTCAACACCGGCAGCTCGACGCCGTTCAATGTGATACAGCCCAGCGCGGTCGTCCTGAAGATTATCAAGACATAACCAAGGAACCCATAATGGCCCTAGACTATACGACAACGACCCTTCTCTCCACCCTCCGCCTGCTCCCGCTCATGCCGTCCGTGCAGGCGTTGTTCGACGACGACAACCTCCTGACCATCCTCACGTTCGAGATGAACTCGAAGATTTACCCGCTGATCGACAACCAGAGTGAGGAGTACTTCGTCACGCGGGACGACATCCCGTACGTTGCGACGCAGACCGTGTTCAACCTCCCGCCAAGGGCCTTGGGCGGCAAGTTGCGGTCGGTGTCGTTCGTGGACTCCAACAACAACGAGATTCGTGTCCCGCGCCTGCGCCCCGAGGACACGATGTCGAACGTCAACTCCACCGGCCTCGCCATCAACCCGGCCCTCTGGGGGTTCTACCTCCAAAACAACCAGATCATCCTCTTTCTCGGCTCCATAGCCGGTAGCACGCCGTCGTACAAGTTCCTGCGGCTACGGTACATCCGCCAGCCGAACACCCTCGTGAAGGTGTCAGAGTGCGCCCGCGTGGTGTCCATAAATCCCAGCCTCAACAATGTGGTGGTGGACGTGATACCGAGCGCGTTTTCCACGTCAGTGACCTACGACATGGTGTCGAACACGCCTAACTTCAACGCGCTGGAGGACGACGCGGTCTGCACCTCCATCTCCGGCTTCACGATGACGTTCTCCTCGCTGCCGGTTGACCAGTTTAACAACGTGACCCTGCAGGTAGGGGACTGGATATGCCTCTCGGGACAGGCCCCGGTGGCCCAGATTCCGTACTCGCCGGGGTACGACCTGCTCCTGCAGCTCGGCGCGGCGAAGTGCCTCGAAATCCATGGGGACGTCCAAGGATTCAACGTGGCCATGAGCCAAGCCGCCGACATGAAGAACTATTTGATCTCGGTTTTGAGTCCAAGGGTGGACGGGAACGTGATTCGTCTCACGACGCCGAACTCGCTCTACGCTTGGGACTAAGTTTCGCTAGAGGGATATTCCTATAACGCTAGAAACCTCGCCGCAACAGATACAGCTCACGTGCAAGGGTTTGTTCACGATGCCGAACAGCCTGTCGCAGGTGCCTCCCGGCTCGCTTTTGAAGGCGCAGAACGTGGTGGTGGACTATGACGGGCTGCTGTCCGGTCGCCGGGGCATCCGCCAGTTCGGGGACAGCCTCGAGGACATCACCGGCTCGCCGCACACGAACATCTTCCAAGAGTTTTTCTACGCTGGCACGAAGCTGGCATGGTGCGGAGACTCCACGGCCCTGTTCACGGACGATGCACGGTTCTATTTCGTATACGACACGGACGGGACGGGGTCTTGGTCGTCCACCACGCATCCCTTCTCGCCACCGGCCTACACATTGACGGAGAAGTACAGGTCAGTGCAGAGCAACGGCAACTTCTACATCACGAGCACGACCGGCCTGCTGAAGACGGACGCCCCGGCGAACGCCCTGCGCCCCGCCGGGGGACTTCCGGGGCTTGACGGCACGGGGACGCTCACCGGGGTGGCCGGGTTCATGTCCGACAACACGGAAGTGGCTTATCGGATGACGTGGACCACCACCGACGCCAACCACAACGCCGTTCAGGGCACTCCCTCAACCCGCGTCGTGGTGTCCAACAGCTCCGGCGGCAGCAGGGACGTCACGCTGGTGTTCACGATCCCGCATGGGACGCAGACCACCGACCAGTACACGATCTATCGCTCTGTTATGAGCGCGAGCAGCACCACGGAACCGGCGGACGAGCTGCAGGCCGTGCTCCAAGGCTTTCCGAGCTCCACCGACCTCACGAACGGGTACTTCACCGTGGTGGACTCCACGCCGGAATCACTTTTAGGGGCCGCGCTCTACACGAACTCGGGGCAGGAGGGGATCGCCCAAGCGAACAACATCCCGCCTCTGGCCAACGACGTGTGCTTCTTTCAGGGCTACGTGATATACGGCGCGGCCACCACGCAGCAGAAGTTCCTGCTGTCACTCCTCGCCACCGGGGCACCGGACGGCGTGCAGGTGGGGGACACGTTCACCATCACCACCGGGACGGACACGTTCACACTGACGGCTGCCGCCGCCGAGAACATAAGCGCGGCGGAGTTCAAGGTTTTCACGGGCGGGGACCCGGCCAGCGACATCCTCGACACGAAGCAGTCGCTTATACGGGTGCTCAACAGGCAGCCCCAGCTCCAAGTGTACGCCTACGACAGCACGGACGTGAACAGCGTCTCGTCGCTGCCCGGCGACTTCGTCCTTCAGGAGCAGGGAATCAGCAGGGTACAGTTCGGCGTGAGCTCCTCCCGCTCTACGTGCTGGTTCCCGGCACTCACCGCGACGCCCACGGACAACCTGTCGCTCCCCGGCGGGTTCATAGGGTCCGGCTACTGCTCCAAGTTCCAGCAGCCTGAGGCCGTGCCCATCGGCAACACCATATCCGTGGGCAACAAGAATTTCGAGTGGCTCCGCTGCCTGCCGCTCCGCAACTCCGTCATAGTGCTGAAGGCCGACGGCTGCTTCCAGCTAACCGGCACCGCGTTCCCGTTCACCGTCACCACGCTGGACTTGGGGACCCTGCTCACCGCGCCGGAGACGCCAACTGTGATGAACAATCAGGTCTTCGCCTACACGAACCAAGGCGTCGTGGCCATCACGGAGACCGGCCCCGGCATCATCTCGCGGCCCATCGAGAACCAGCTGCAGGCCCTAAGCTCGTTCCTGCACCCGAATTTCCCGAAGGTCACGTTCGGCACGTCCTACGAGACCGACCGCAAGTGGATAATGAGCACCGTGTCCTCCGCCGACAGCTTCGCCACCCCCACGCTCCAATATGTATACGACGTGCTGACGGAGACGTGGACGACGTACAAGTACCCGGTGGCCATCTGGGACCTGAAGGAGTCCCCGACCGAGCACAGGCTGTACGCGGCCTCGGCGGACGAACTCTTCCCGTTCCTGTTCCAAGAGCGGAAGACGTTCACGAACTCGGACTTCGCCGACATCGAGAACCCCGTCACCATAACGGCGGCCTCCGGGAGGACGCTCACGGTCAGCAGCACCACCGGCGGCAAGGTAGGGTGGAGCATCGCGCAGCTTACAACGGAGAGCACCGACGAGCCGAGCATCGTAACCCAGATATCAAAGATCACGAACATAGTGGACTCGACGCACATCATGGTGGCCGACGACGTAACGTGGGGCCTCATG